TTCACCGGATCGGCCTGGATCTGCATGCCGCTGTAATTCACCGGCTGCGGAGGGGTTGCCATGATGTCGGACATATCAGTCTCCGCTCGCGCCAGCGCCTGCACCCATCCCAGCGCCCACCCCAAATAGACCGGCCGGCGACATACCGCCAGCACTCATGTACGAGGGCGCTGCAGACGATGCGGCAGGCATCGTGAAGTTGAACGCACCTGCGCCCGCTCCAGCGCCGCCACCGAAGTACTGACCAAGCGCGCCGGTCACGCCGTTCAGGCCGTTAGTGAATGCGTTCGCTCCGGCGAGCGTAGCGCCTGCACCGATCGCGCCCTGCTGACCAAGCAAGCTTGTGATGTTGTTTCCGGTGCTCATTGCCGCTTGACCGGTGCCAGCTGCCGCGTTTTCGCCGAGGTTCAGCAGGTTTCCGTATTGATTGATGACGTTTTGCAGGCCATTAAGCATCCCCGTCTGGCCGTTCAGCGACGTGCCAAGATTGCCGATCTGCTGCTGCATCACATTCGAAAGAATCTGCCCAGGCAGATAACCCAGCGATGCGATCGTGTTGCCCCCGCGCAATCCTCCCGTCGCGCTTGCGTTGGCGAGAATGGCCTGCTGGCCGAGGCCCATCGAGGTCGTATAGAGCGGGTTGCTCTGCAGACCATTGATAGCGGTTTGCTGTGCCTGCGACCCATTAGCCCCGGTCAAATTGTGTAACTGGCTTAGGATCTCTTGATAGCCGCCGAGCGACTGCTGAAACTCGCTACTGGCGGTGTTGTAAGACGGCAGCGCCGATGTGCCGGCGTCGACGTACGGCTTTAGCAGGCTGCGCACCGTATCGAACTGATACTGCTGCTCCGCAAGCTGGGATTGCGTCGCATCTGCTTGCTTGTTCGCGGCTGAGCGCGAGGCGTCTGCCGAGATCATCGAACCGGCCAAACTCGCGCCCGCGACAGCTAATGGAATAGCAGCCGGCATCGATTTACTCCTTGCTGATCCCAAGAAGGATCTCGTCGTACAGGACGCCGCCCTTCAGGAAGCTCTTGAGATTGCGGCCGTATTCGGCCATGCCGCATGCACGCGCAAAGCGTTCTGCAATGCGGTTGTATTCGGGCACGTTGGTCACGATTCGCCGGCACGGGCCATGGTCGAACATCCATCGCGTGCCGAGTTGCGCCGCATCGCGTGCGGACTTGCCCCAGGCGCGCGGCAACATGCACGTGTGGACTTGGTAGCAGGCCATCGAGAGCGGAATGAGCATGAAGACGCCAAGCGTTTCGCCATCGTCTTGTGCATGCAAATAGATCACGCTCGGATGGTCGGCCGGCTCGAACCGATCGACCGGCGGCGAACTGTCATCGGTGATATGCGGATATACGCGCGGGTGCGTCATCACTGAGCGCACTAGCGGCATATCGGCAGTTCGGGAGATTTGGATCGGCACGACGGCGAGTCCCCATAAGGTTGAAGGACTCGCGATCGGAAAGACTTCGCCCGGTACGCGGCTACGGGCTACATGGAAGTATGCGCAACTTTATAGCACAAACTGCGCATTTTTAACAATATTACGACGCTATTGCGCCTGAAACGGTCAAAGTTGCGCCGTTTGTCGAGGCGTACATGTTCATTCCTTGCGTCAACTTGTGGTTGATCGCGTTCGTGAGCGATAGCGCGGCGCCCGGCGGCACTGAAACCCGATCGATGTGCGTCGCATCCGCCGCTGATGTACCGATGTAGAGGTCGACCACAGCCGAGCCCGCGGCCGCGACGGGATTCCATGCACTCGCGGCTGTGATCGACACCTGCGAGCCGACGGGGACCGGCCCATAGACGGAGGCAGCCGAAGCCGCATTGACGGTTTGGCAAAGTTGCGCCCAATTCAATTGAGTCGTCATCGCATTGGCTCCTAGGCCAGCGCCGGACGCGCTTTGATGTAGCCGTCGGCGGTCATAGTTGAGGTGGTGAAGATCGCTTGTGCGACGAGATAGACGGTTCCGGCATTGGCGAGCGTGACGCGCGTGAGCGGCGCATCGAGGTTGAACGCCGCGGCCCCGCTCAGTGCTTCCGGCAGTTGCTGATACGTGTCAGGCGTTCCCAGCGTGGCGGAAACGGTCGCCACTCCTGCCGTGATCTGCTCGATAACCGTGTTCGATGCCGAGTTGAAGACGATGGTGCCGGAGATGTCCCATGTGCCAGCAGACAGATTGATGCTGGTCGCATTGGCGGTTACTCCGGTCGTGAGCGACGTGCCGGTCGTCGAGGCTTGCGAGAAAGTGGCGAGCGGCGGCTGGGCTCGATAATTACCGGGAGGCTGCGCAACGCGCCCGGCGCTATCGAGAAGCGCGAACATCGCGAGGTCATTGCGCGCGCGCGGCACGACCGCTGTATCGGCCAGCATGCGTGCGAGCGCGTCGGAGCCCTGCTTGATCGCACCCGGTACTTGACCCGCGACTAGCACTTGCAGGAACTGCGAACTTGACGCCCCCCCGTTTATCGCATCGGGAAGGTTGACGGTAATGTCGCGCGCCATCGATTCGAGAAAGCGAACGGCCGCTTGATTCTGGCCGAACACCTCGGCGAGCATCTTCCGGTCTGGCTTAGGCGTTGCAATCGTGATCGTCGTCATACCATCATCGGCTCGCCTTCAGCCTCCAGTGCCGCGAACGAAACCGGCGCCGCATTGAAGCCGGCAAACCGATAGCCGCGGAAGTTGCGGAAGAAGTGGCGCGGGCGCCACTGTGCGCGCTCGTTGCGCCGGCCCTGCGCTCCCATACTGATGAACTTCGGCGCGCTCCACATGAGGCCGTCGTTCGTGTATTGCATCGACATCGTGTCGACTTCGCCAAGCGCGGCGCGGCCGTAGGTGCCAATGAGTTCGACGGCGTTCACGGCGAAGCCCTTAGCCTTGTTGTAGGCAAAGATCGTGTCGAACTGCCACCGCGCATTGACGCCATACTGCTGCGCCGTCGTGTCGTCGAGGAAGCCCATGCGCTGGTCGTACTTGTCGCCGAAGATGAATTTTCCGTAGCAGTAGACCGCATGCCACGCGCGCCACGGACCTGACCCGTCCGTGCTGGAATCGCGGAAGAACCAAAGCGGCTGCTGAGCGGATTGCGAGCCCATCACGTCGTAGACGAGCGTGTAATCTGGCAGGTGCATGCAGATGAACTGCTGATCCTTGGTCCCCCAATACTCGAGCGTCGTCCAGTAAAGCTGCTGGTCGGTGTATTGCCTCAAAAGCATCTGCACTTCTCGCGTTGCGATGTCCTGCGCGATGCCCAGGCCCACCGACAGCCATACGCTGGGAGACTCGCCACGCTGCCCGCCAATGAACGCGAAACCTTGGCTCGTCAGGCACTTCGCACGCGGGCCGATGACGCCCTTTTGAATCGTCGCGCCCTGGTTCTCGGTGAACGGGAAGCCCGTTCCGCCTGTATTGTCGAAGACGGGAACCTGATATCGATTGCCAAGGTAGAGCTCGTTGCGAAACTTCCAAATTCCGTTGATCGGATCTGGCTGATTGCTGCTCGAGCCGAAAAGCTGGGTGTTGAACGTGAACTGATTGGCCAGTTGCGTCACGTAGACGCTCACGCCGTCGGTGAGCACGAAATAGCCGGCCATCCAGATCAAATCGATGGGCTGCCCAACGTTCGGATCTGTGCATTGTTGAAGCGTCGGGAGGGGCTGTTTCGAGCCATCCGGTTTCTGCACGGTGTAAAACCACAGCGTTCCGCCGGATACGATGCCGATTCCCTGATTGGAGTAGCCGTAGTCCATCGCGACGGGATTGCCGTCGTCAGGAACTTGCCCGATGACAGTCACTACGCCCGCCGAGCTCACCGACACGAAGTTCGTCCCGATCACGCGGTAGCACACGCCTTGCCAATTGATTCCGCCGCGGTCGATACCGGTCAGGGCGGCCGCGTTCACGTCGAAGCGTGTCAGCCCCTCTGCCGAGCGCAGAAGGATGTTCTTTTCGGAGATGCCCGTCTCCTTCACGACCGGAATCATGTTGCGCGGGTACGAGGTGCGGAACTCCGCGCCCGCATCCGTATATGACCCGCGCGTGAGCGGAATTTGCATCAGTTACCCCACAGGCCGTATCCGGGCTGCACGTAGACGCTAGCCGTGCCGCTAGCCGTGACGAGCGAAAGCTGGCCGGCGTTGTTCCCTTTCGAGATCACGGCCGGCAGGTTCGGCAGCAGCATGAAATCCTGATTGGCTACGGCGTTGACGGCCGTCCCGGACACCTGATTGTTCGTCACCCGAGCGAAGGCGTTCGTCGTTCCGCCCACGACAATGAGCCGCAGACACGACGCCATCGGATCGACGCCGATCGTCTGCGGGGTCGATGTGACGCTGACCAATTGGCCGTTGCCATAGGAAGGTTCAAACGGTTGAGTGGCGTCCATGGTTCATAGTCCGTCGATGGGTTGAGCGAGGAACGTCACTTTCGTGATGTTCAGCGTGGCCGCCTGATCGGCCGAGGCGACGAGTTGCACGATGTCGCCCACATTGATCTGTCCGTTGACGTTGTTCGGGTTTTGCAGGAACCCGGTGAACGTCCAGCATTGCGCGTTTCCCGTCCCCTGGGCGATCGCTTCGAATTCGGACGTGTAGAGCGTGCCGCCGACGGGGCCCGTCTGCACCTGAAGCGTCAGTATCCGGGGCGATGCGATCGAGCCGACGAGCGCCACGGAAAACGCGATGCCGGCAATGCTGCGCGTCGCCTGCATGAGTCCCGTCACCACGTTCTGCGTGAGCGCCGTGCCGCCTAGCGGGAGAACCGTGGCGCCGTTTGGGTCATAGGTCGTGATGACGGAGGGCGTTGCCGTGAGCGCTTGCGTGCCCGCTACCGTCTTACGCAGCGCATAGACCGAGGCCGCACTGAGCAGGCCGCGTGGCAGCGTCACATTGCCCAAGATGAGGGCCTGCAAAGCGCTGATCGACACCTTGCGCGGCTGCCCCTGGTTTTGCGCCCAAATCGCGATCTGGTCGGAGAGTTGCGGCGATACGTCGACCGTCAACTGATTGATGTTTGCCATTTCCGTCCTTTAGGTTGTGCCGCCTTCGATGGTCCACGGATCTCCCGTCGGCTCGAGCAGGTCGTCGTAGCGCGTCGTGACACGATCGGTCGGCGCAAAGAACTGCTGGTTCTTGACGTTGCGGCGGTTTCCCAGCCCGATCGGCATGTGCCGCGGCATCTGCATCTTCGGGATCGTGTACGTGCCGACGAGCAGCGCGTTCAGGCCGCGCCGCGCCGCTAGTCGCGTGTCGGGGTGAACCTGCTTGCCGATCGTGGGCGCCAAGCGCAGTGCGAAGAGCGGGATTACGGCGTCTTCTGCCCAATCGGGAATGCCGCTGTCGTCGTTCGCATTGGCTTGGAGCGCGCTGGAAGCCGCGTTGTAGCCGAGGCGAATGCCGCGCCCGTCGAGCATCAGCATGAAGCGCTCGAGCCGGCGCACACCCGTTTGAACCTCTTCCGGCTGTATATCGAAGACGTACCCGGCCAGGCCGATTTCCTCGTATGCTGCGCTGACGAGATCGCCTTTTGTAGTCATTGCGCGCCCCGCTTATCCGCAAACCCACGAATTGCCGTTATAGAAAACCGGCACAGTGTTCGATCCGCCGCCTGCTACCGGCGAGTTCCACGTGGGATTGTTTGCGTCCGTCACATAGGCGCGCATTCCCTTCGTTCCCGCCGGTAGCGCAGCTACTGTATATCCCGGCGACAGAATGGCCGTTGCGCCCGTTGTCACTGCGCCGGTGAGCGCCGTCGTGCCGGATACGGTCAAATTTCCGGTATGCGCTAGAGCTCCTGATCCGCTATTCGATGTGATCGTATTGGCGCCTACTACCAAGCTTGTCCCCGTCGAAGCGAAGGATGCATTGCCCCCCGATTGCGTGAGAGCGCCTGTATGCGCCCACGATCCTGAACCACTATTGGACGTTATGCCTGTGATGCCGGAGGCTTGCCCCCCGGAAATAACAAGCGGCTCCAGGGCCGTTCCATGTGCATCGTTGTAGAAGCGGAAACGGAAAGCAGCGGAATAAAAGAGGATCGAGCCAGTGCGATTGTTCGCACTCTGCGTCGAGTCAAAAATGTCGATGCCGCCGCCGCCTGGCGCTAGGTTGCTAAGTGAAACGCCGCTATTGGTCGTGCTCGCCGCCTGTCCATTTCCCGTCGCACTAATCCCCTCGGTGCCAACAGCTCCAAGCACGCTCGCACTAGTCGCATTAAGCGACGTGAAGGCTCCCGATGCAGGCGTTACGTTGCCGATCTGCGCCCCATTGATCGATCCGCTGGTGATATGCGCGCCTGTCACTGTCGGATTTGGGTAAGTTCCGCCGAGATCGCCGCCGGCCGAACCGCCGGGAGTGCCTCCTGATCCGCCGCTCGCTGAAGCAATGCCCTGCGACGCGCTGCGGATTACCCACTGAACGCCGTCTGACTGGAGTTCAACCGTCGAATACTGGCCCGACAGAGAAAAACTGGCGGATCCGTCGATCGTCGCGCCACCCATATCAGTGAATGTCAGCGAGTTTCCCGATGCGTCTAGGCGCTTGACGACGACGATCATACCGTTGCAACTCACCGCACCGGGCAGATGCGACGCAAACGATCCGCCTGGCGCGTTCGTCACGTCGTATTCGACGAAACCATCGTTGCGCGTGATGTTGTCCGAGCCGATCGCGAGCGCGGTCGGTGAAGCAACGGCAGTCACCTTGCGGATCGAGCTCGTGCTGTATCCGCCGCCGACGCCCGGTCCCGCCAGAGGAGATCCCACATTCGCCATTATTTCTTCGTCGGCTTGGCTGCCGGCGCCTCGTCTTTCGC